CTGAGTCGCATAGCTGCGATACAGTACCAGAAGGTTTAACGCAAGTAATAGCAGCAGCGGGATTGATTCCAAGAGTAGTTGCGAGTCCATTGTTCACCTCAATTGCAAAGTCACGTAGAGAAGCAAGGCGTGCCTTGATCTCTTTATCATGTGGGTTGTTAAACAATTTTGAGTCATAGATGCCTGTAAGAGAAACACCAAGTAGTCTTTCTTCCTCGGCATTCTTCTTCCAAATCTTTCTTAGGTAGGGAAAATCCGTAAGAGTAGATTGAAAAGTACCAAGAATAGTCGCAACCTCAATTTTATCACGAATAGTTTCCATGGTGTCATCGGCTCGGATAACAACTTCTGTAAGATTGCAGAATCCATATGGGCGAAGGATGATTTCGCTACATGGGTTGGTGCCAAATAATTGATCAGCATTTCTTCTTCCGTTTCTTGCTGCGATTGTTTGACATGCTTCACGACTGAATAGTCCTCTCTCACCTGACTTGGATTCATATAATGATAACCACTCGGACATAAAAGAACCAATCTCTGGTTTCTCATTATATACTGCCGAGTTATTAGACAATGCCCGTTGTGAGTTTGCTTCCCACCACGCACCTGCCTTGGCATGACGCATACGGTCATCGGATAGATTAGATAGGGAAATCATTGCCGAACGACGAACTCCTCCTACTACCACTACCTCACCGATTTTGCACATTATATCATGGCACTCTAAGGAAGTCAACTTACGACCATGTGCATTACGGAATACTTTAACAACAAACTTAAATAGTTCATTTAAAGGACCTGGACCAGAAGAACGGCCACCAAAGGTCTTTAACGGAGCACCAGCAGGACGAACCTTGGTTAGGTCCCACTTAGGAATCTCACCTGTATAGAGTAGAGCAATAAGCATACGGAGAGCCTTGGCCCAACCTTCTTTGCTATCACGGACGGAAATGATAGTGTCAGAATCAAATAGTTTTTCTGGAATTTCTGACAATTGATTGATGAATTGCCTCTCAACGGAGAAACCTACACCTGTACCACATAGTAGGATAAACATCGCCTCATCAAATGCCTTGGCATCATCAATAGGAAGAAACGAACAATTATATCCACATGTATGGTCTCTTTCTAATGCCTTGCCTGCGGTCATGAGTGCCCGCATGGATGGCATAACTTTAAGGTCAATGATTGCTTTCTTTATCTTTTCACGATAAGGTGCCATATCAAAGTTATAAGTATCGGCGAGGTGATTAGACATAAAGGAAATGTAGCGTTCAATGGTCTCCTCCCAATTTTCTCTGCGATTTTTTTCTGGTACGTAACGAGCATAACGGCTCTTGTAGATAAACTCTTGATATAAACTATCCATTATTCTTCCTCTTAAATTGACAAATTTGGAAACCAGTTATCCCACCATGCAGTAGGTTTCTCTTCTTTCCAATATTCTTCTAATGATGGAAAATACTTTAGTATTTCTTCACGGGCACCAATAGCAATCTCTCTGTGTTCTTTCTGTGTGCCTTCTTCGGCACGGACATCTATGTAATGAATCCACGAACGAAGTGTACCTGACATATATAGACGGGTTTTGGTTAGACCTTCTGGTAGAACTGCTCTGGCCTGTTCCTTTGCAATGCCATGATTAATTGCCCACTTATAAGCATTTAATGATTGCTTTTTAACTTCTTCCTGTCTTTCTTCCCAATAACCTTGTAATGTAATATCTTCATTGACAATACTATTCTGACGGTTCTTGGCATCTTGTAGTCGTGCTTCTCTGTCAACGAAACCCATATCTTTTGTCGGATCGGCATAACGCTGGCTAAACTCTTGGAATGAGAATGAACGATGACGAATAATCTGGTGTGCTATGTCTCTGGTAGTTTCAATATCCATTGTTACCGAGACCATCTCAAATGGAGACCAGTGCTTGTTCTTGATTAGGTATTTGAGAAGTTTGGGTGCTGTTAGGACATTGTGTTGATTAGATGGGTTAGAAACTCTTGCCGTATAAGCAATGAACTCTTCGGCAGTCAAATTTGCCGCTAAATCTCCATGACAATCTTGATGATTGATTAGAGGTTGTGTAATAGCAATAATCTTCACAGCCATTTTTTGCTCCCCAACATCTTCTCAATTTGCCTAATGGTTTCTTTCACATGGAACTGTTGATTGTTTACCATAGCAATCTCTGTATAGTTTCCTGATGTATAATGCCTTTCACGCATTGATACAATGTATTCTGAATTGATTATAACTTCTTTTCCTGAAGATGTATTTTCATGGACATTCAACGATAATCTCAATAGTTTCATAGCAGACTCTTTCCATATTTACGACGATTAGCAAATCCATCACCATTCTCTGGATGATCTTTTGTATATCCTCTTGGACGTTCATAACCTATAGCAATCAATAATGCTTCATCAATGTCCTTTGTTGCTTTTAGTTTCTTACCAAGAGCCTTCTCTGAACCTTCGGTGAGTTCCCAATGAACAAATCGTGCCTGTGTATCAAGATCAGTCATTGACTTATTAAGTTTAGCAGCAAAGTTGGCAAGATCGGTGAGACGACCAGGCGAATGTGCGCCAGTCTTTCTATCATAGTTATCTCGCCACTGTGCTATACCAAGTGCCGTCTTGTTATCACCCCATACATTTGTGCGAAGATCAGTATATGACTCCTGCATAAAGTTGCCAACCATAGCGGCTGCTTGATAATCTTTCCACCCTAAATCTTCAAGAACTTTCTTAACATATAAAGGACGGTCACGACCTTTTAATAAGTTAGCATCAATTTGAGAAATTGGAGGTGCTGGATTGATAGTTGTCTTTACTGCTACAACCGCCTTCTCTACCACCGGTGCTGCTACAGTTTTGGCCTTTTCAACCACAGGTGTCATGTTAGCAGAAAGATAACTTTTCATGGCACCAAGAGTTTTTGGTCCTAGATCACCATCAACAGGACCTGGATCATATCCTTTAGATTTAAGTTTTTGCTGGATTTCTTTAACGATATTCATACTCTACTCCATTGATTTAGTTTCATTGTGGCCATTAGGCCATCGTATGTGTTATTATCTATAATGTGCTGGATGGCAGCAGAAGAAGTTCCTGCTAAAACCATTTCATTAATATCTTTTTCTTTGATAGTATCAGGCCAAATGCAAAGTTTATATCCTAACTCAATCGTTTTTCTCATGTTGGAAACAATTTGTTTGTTTCTTGGTTCATTATCATAAACGAATATGTATTGTTTGTCAAGACCTACAATGTTAGGAGCATTAAACAGTGCTGCATCCATAGTAGCCAAAGAATTGTTAAGGAAAAGACTGTCGATGGGTCCCTCAACAACATATACAGGCATATTAGGGTTAAGTTTATCCCAACCAAAAATCTTTGGGTTTTCTTCTTCACTTTTGATTGTGATATACTTGATCTTGGAATGTCTGTCAATGGATCGCCCCTGTATTCCTAGTAAATGACCGTCCTTGTGGTAGAACGGAATAATTATGCGAGGTTCCTTATATAGTGTTTTCGTGTGTGCAGGAAATGTGACAGAAACGAATTTTGCGAAGTCTTCCACAAACCATAAATCATCTGATGGAACTTTTCGTTCATCAAGATACTTACGGGCCGGATGGTAAGGATTCAATTCATTTATACGAATGGCATCGCTAGTGAGTATGGTAGGTTGTTTCTTAAAGACTGGTCTGGTGACGAAATCCGTGGCGTCCACAGTGGTATTGGTCGTGTTAGACTGAACGAACGAGTCCAATACAAAATCACGATATAACATCGGATCTTCATCTTTTAGGAATTTTTGGAATGTGGTAGAGGTATGGCAATTATGACACATAAAGAAGAGGTGTTCTTTCTTCTTATAAATGTAACCACGGGCCTTTAATTTGTCCTTTCTGGAATCTCCACATACGGGGCAAGAAAAATTCCATAAAAATTCCCCCCTTTGCTTGAAGTTTTTCAACTTGGGCGAAAGGAGGGAAACATACTTTTTATCTATGTATAAGGACATATTCCACCATAATCATAACGAAGTTTTTTATTATACTTGGTAGTTGGCTCTATGTCAACTACTTTCTTGTCGGTAGTTTACCGTTATGTTGTTGTTCAATATTTTCTAATGATCTTTTAATATCAGTTACCTCATCCCAAAGACTTTTACGGTCATTGTCTGTCAATTCTTTTCTTTGACCAAGGTAATTTTCAATATGTTGGACTCTTGACTCAAGGTATACGATTTTTGTTGTATTTTCCATATCCTTTACCTTGAGGTCACTAATAGTCCATAGTAAGGACACTCCAATACCACACACGGCAATTATTGCTGTAATAGCGTGTGGTAAGAAATTTAGAACATTGAATCCACCTCCATCATCGCCAATCTCGTCGTTATGGTTGTGGTCGTGTTTTAACATTTTAGGTTTCTTTCTCCTGTTTAAACCTCCATCTTATAAATTGTCGCCCTCACAGGACCGGGGCGACAAATGTGAATTAGTATCTCCATGCACATTGAAAATGCATAGCATCGGTATCACCATTGATACCTCTCCACCAGATACCGTGCTTCATTAGGATATTACAAAACTCTCTATTGATCATACCTTCTGCCCATTTCTTAGGAAATGGATTACGAGCAGGATCCATATCAATAGCAATACCATATGCGTGAACTGATAATCTTGAACCACCACGCATTAGACGGTAGTTAAATGTACCTCCAGAGATATCAAGATGTATCTCTTTGATCTCTTGTGGTGTAAAGTGTTCTTTAACCTCTGTATATGCCGCAGTATAAACATCTACAACTTTCTTATGTAATTGTAATGTTCTTAGTGGTGTTCTCTTACCATCCGAATAAAAGATTGGATAAGGCGGCGTCCATTTAACAATGTTTGCTGCATACCACTTACGGCTTACCTGACCGTTACTACCACGAGGATCACCGAAGAACTTATTTAGGTTCACCGTATCTTCGTGTGGAAATAGTTCTTTACATTTCTCAGACATAATTATCTCCTTTTGCCATATCTGGCATATGTCATTTCTCCTGTATTCTGGTTTCTCAATACTATTGGTTTGCCTGGATTCTTATTGGCATATTCTCTAATCTCTGCCAAGCAATCATCTTCTTCAAGGTATTTGCGCCATGTCTTATGCTTACGCTTTTCCATCTTTGCAGTATGGAAAACATGTGATGAAACTTCAAAGACTACTGCGCCGGCGAATGTTTCTTCATTCATCATATTAGGTTTCTTTCTACGAAGAATGTCCATCATAATAGGATTTGGTTTAGATTTAACTTTACCATATCTCTTTTTTTGGACTTGCGGTGATACACCTGGTTCACCGTTTGGCCCTACTCCAATACCAGCAATGCCACCTCTACCGGCAGCATTTGTTGGCCCTGCTGCTACTGCTGGAGTTCCACCATCTTCTTTTATCATTATAGGTTCCTTAGTATATTAGCTATTTCCAAATCAACCATTATCTCTTGTTGTCTTACATAGTATTTATTAAACGAGACTGATAATTTTTCAGGCATGTAGTTAAGAAATATAAGAATTGTTTTTAAAAGAGGGTAGTCATCAGGATCAACTTTGAAGAATAGCATGTTGACGGTTGCTTCAACACCAAATACATTAGCAAGGATGATTACATGGTTTAGAACCAATCTCTCCTTAAACTCACCAGTCTGCTTATACTTACGCAATAATCTTTTACAATATTTAATGCGTTTTAGATCGTCCTCAAACTCACTTGTTAGAATATGAGGACGATCATAATTTTTAGCAGCATATATCAAAAAGTTATCATCATTTAAATCAAACATTTACATATTATTCTGATGCCATATTATGCTTTGATGGATCATACTTACTCTTTGGAATACGATGAACTCCTCCACCTGTGGCAGCAGAAGGATCACCTTTATTCGTTACAAGAATGGTCTGTGTTTCTCTTTCTTTACCAAGGCCGCGGCGAACAACAGTTTTTGCCTTAGTTTTGAACCTTTTCAATGGAGAGGCCTTTTTAACAGAACCCATTGCCTCTTCCATATTTCTTGGAGTTTCGGTAGAAGGATCAAACTCAACCTTTTCTTTTAACTTTTCACGGTTCTTGGCCTTCCAAGCAGTAGCAAAGGCAATGCCTTTTTCTTTCTTAGTTAGACCATCAGCACCTAATCTATCTTTGATATGACGAACCATACGCTCATACTTAGCACCTGGAGGGGCCTTCTCATCAAGTTTCTTATCGCTATGGGTCATATAATCATCAACAGAAGTAATACTATCTTTAGCAACAGATAGTTTACTCTGAACCCATGCTGGAAGATTTTTTGGATTTTTCATCATTGAAACTAGATTTGACGACTTTGCTCCTATGGCCTTTAGTTGTGATTTGGCCATATTTGTTTCATCGGCAGCATCGGTTTCTTCCATGTAAGGATGCCTAGGCATAGAAGCATTTACTTTTGCTTTACCTTTCATCTTCTTATCAGCAAGTGAAATACCTGCTTTCATTTTATCTTGCTTACCTCTTAGCCACTTTGCTTCATCTGACCATTCTTTGTGTTTTTTCTTATCACCAGTTGCTTTATGGCCGGCTGCTTCACGTTCTGAATGAGATGCTGAGATGTTAGTTGCCTTTACATCTCCTTCTCGTTCATTTTTATAACGAACAAGTTTACCAAGAGAAACCTCATCGAGTTTCTTTTCTGAACCATGCTTAGAATATACATCGCTGTCTGGGCCATAACCATGACGACGAGCCATTGACTTTAGTTCTTGCTCTGACTTACCAGCAAACTTCTTTTTTAGTTCGTCTGGTGTCATGTTATCAAGTTTCTGTTTATGCTTAATAACAGAAGCAGGCATACGACCTTCATCCAAAGAATCAGCAGATAGTTTCTTGTCCTTACGGCGCATCATAACATCAACGGCCTGTTTGGTGCTTGGCGAATCACCCTGACTACAATCGCAATCACCTAATGCGGTGTGTGGATCTTCTTTTGGTGCCATTGCTTTAGCAACCATCTGACGAGCAGCAGCATCTTCCTGTAATGAAACAAGACGATCCAATTCATCCTCACCAACAACTTTGGCAGTAACCAAAAAACGACCCATTACTTGAGAATAACTCATATAAAGGTAATGTTTTGGCGGAACACCTGAAATAAACTCACCCTGATCGGTCATACCCATTTTATGGCCGAACTGTTGTAGTTCATAAACCTCAAGACCTCTTTCACCTTCCATATATGTTTTCTTAGGTAGAATAATATGAAAGTAGGCAAGGGCCTTAGAAATCTTGCGTAACGCATGATATGGAGTGACGCAAGAATGTGATGAGATACCAGCAAGGATAATGTTAATCTGTGCCCTTACAGCAGGATTTTCTAAGTCAAAGCTGCCATCCGCCACAAGGGCGGTTGGCATTACTTCTTCTGATAGATAGTCACGGAAAGTTTTCATATAACTCTCCTTATGGTGTTGTTACGGCAGCATTGGCTGATGTAACGGTGTTGGCACCTGTAGTGGAAACGAGAACACGGAAGGTATTGCCTGTGGCCACTGTAGCGTTTGCCTTAAGTGTAGCAGATGTTGCATTAAAGTAAATGCCAGCGGTGTTAGCAACTGATACCCAACCTGAACCTGGGTTACGCTGCCAAGCATAGGCGAGTGTAGCACCAGATGGTGTTGATGTAGCAACAACGGTTAGGTTGACATTGCCGACGCCATTTGCTGATGTTGGCTGTGTAGTGATGGTGATTGCATAATCTGGGAACTGTGTATCATCGGATCCATCGGTTGAAATTGAACCCATAGCAACCAAGGTTTCATATGTAACACGGCCTGCACGGAGACCGGTTCCTTCACGACGAATAACCCAACCTGCATGTTGAGGGTGTGAACCACCTGGAGCCTGATTGGCAGCACGAATTTCGTTTGTATCAACGGCGAACTGGCCGATTGATGTATTGGTGATGAACTGACCGATACGGGTGTTACCATATAGTGCTGTTTGGTTAGCAGCGGTCAATGTTCTGTTAATGTATGCAACGCCGGCAATATCTGAATTGGCAGCGTTATCTTTATTACCCCATAATGGCATTTTAGTTTTCCTTCTCTGTAAAGTTTTTAATTATCTTGGTTGACCTTGAATACCGGTCTTTTCCGGGTCTAATTCAATCGGATCTGCCCGTTGACCCGTGGCAGTTTTTCCATTTTTAATCAATTGTGCTTTAGTAAGCGCCTCTTTGGTGCCTTCTTTAGCAATTTCATTAATATCATAACGACCACCACCAGCCTGACTTTGATTACCGGCGGCCTTTCTATCTCCAAGATCACCTGTTTTACGGTTACCCATTACTGGTGATCTCCTTGGAATATGTGCTTCGTTCATTTATACTATCCTATATTTATAATCACCGACTTGAACGCTTTCATTAGCCTGTTGTTGTGTTGTTGTGCCTGTTTCTTTTGGCTTCTTTTCTGGTTCCGTTGTTACAGAACCTTTGGCCTCTGGTTCAGGTGTCTTGGCAACAGGTGCCGCAGGTGTTGAGGTTGCCGCAGAAGCATTAGTAGCAGCGGCCGCAGGAGAAGCGGTTGCTGGTTCTGGTTTAGGTGCTGGAGTTGTTGGCATTGGAGTAGATGAAACATTTTTACCGGCACCAAACTCTGTACCTGATGTTGTTGGTGTCTGTGAAATACCAGACTTTTCAGCAGCAGAACTCATACCTGCCGTTGAAGCGGTAGAAGGTGCTGGTTTAGAAGAAACACTGGTAGAACCTGGTGTTGAAGGTTTTTCAGCAGCAGTTGTTGAAGAAGGTGCTGTTTTACCAACTGATGTTACCTTCTGGGCACTTGAAGCAATATACTTTTCAGCACCCTTGGCAGGGTTTAGATTTGTCTGATATTGCTTATCTTTATAAGTGAACTGACCTTGGCCGCTTCCTGCTTCCTTGCGGGCCTGTGCGAAGGCTTGTTTGAAAGAAGAAGCAGCGGATGTTTTTGCCGATGTAGAAGTAGAAGTAGGAGCAGAAAGTGTACCTGGTTCTTTTGTTTGAACGGGAGCAATCTGTTTAGGTATTTCCTGATTTTTAACAGAAGGTGCTAATCCACCTCTTCTTGCCATAGAACCAACCATACCCTTCTGAGTATTACTATCGGTTGCCCTTGGTGTTGTGGAACTACGATATCCGGCAACAGATGTTTTACCTGCGTCTGTTTTACGGAACACAGGATTACCTGGTTCTGTTTTTGTACCTTGATCAGGAGTAACAAGTGCAGCAGCAGTACCAACTGGACCTAATGCTTTTGTAACAAGTCCTAATGATTTTGAAGCAACAGGTGCTAATTTGGTTGTAGCAGAGGCAACCTTAGGAGATATAGGTACACTCTTACCCAAGTTCATAGTTGGGCCTTTCATAGCAGACATATCTACAGGCGCCTTTGGCATCATATTAACAGGATTTACTGTTGTTTTTGCTGCCACTTTATTGAGCGGTGCAAATCTTGCACCAGGAGCAGGTCTTGAGGCGGCCGCCTTCTGGACACCTGCTCTCGAAGGACCATGAATAGCAGGAGGATTTATCATATCTACTGCCGCAGCAGCTTCAAAGACCGACTTACCTGTTTCCAGTGCGTCTAAAAAGACTGATCTTCTTTTATATACTTAGCACGAACAGCAGCAAGAACGGACTCTTTAACAGTCTTTGTCTCATGTGCGGTTGAACCAGCAGCCTTATGGAAACGTCCATGGTCAAAGCGAGGGTTCTGTTTTGCGAAAATGCCAGCATGGTGTGAAGCAAGTTCATTTCTCTTTTCCTGAGACTCATGACCTTTGATTAGGTCTGCGACCTGCTGGAAATGCTTGCGTGAAACTGCTTCTTCAATTGTTTCTTCTTTACGCATTGCTCTTTTAGCACGGATTGAAGATGCTTCCATACTACGAAGGTCAGCAATAGCACCTTCCTTGCTACGAGAACCTACAGTATCATCACCAGATTTATGGGTTGCGGCCCACTTGGTCTTGCCGGTCATTTTTCCGGATGAATCCATATGTGGATATGACGAAACTTTACCTAATTCTCTACCACGATAACTGACCTTTTTACCTTTTGTAGTAATACCGGTCATTGTTGCTTCTTTCATAGCACCGATTTTAGCAGCAAGACCTGCTTTATCAGCAGCAGATGGACCTGATGTGTCTGCTTTTGGTGCGGTTGATGAAACAACTGGTTTGTTATCTTTGGTTACGGCGCCACCACCGACAACATCGGAATCCATAGCACCTTCTTCGTAGCAACCTTTCTTCTCATTAACCTTTTTCTTACCACCCATCTGATCTTTACCAAGACGGCCGGCAATAACATCACCACGGGTTACTTTGTCATATGGAGGATAGTTGTTAGCAAGGTTACCATCATTGCCCTCTTCGTAGCAACCTTTCTTCTCATCCATCTTTTCTTTCTTGTCATCTTTATCATCTTCATCATCTTTTTCTTTAGCATCGTGCTTCTTATCAGCTTCTGACTTTTCCCACTGAGCCAAGGTCATACCATGCTTCTTAGCAAGTTTCTTGTCCTCGTCGGTATCTTCTTTAGAACCTTCCCACTTCTCGCCTTCCTTCATACACTTATATGCTTCCTCTATGGCAGCATCATAAGCAGCAAGGTTCTCACGGACAACAGCATTACGGCTATACACACCAAATGCCTCGTTAACCTGATTAACGGCCTGACGGCGCATTTCACCATCCTGCTGGGCTTTCTTAACCGCCTCTACGAGCGGGTCTGTTCTGCGGGTATTAAACTTGTTCTCAAACATTTTTGGTTCCTTTGAAAGTTAATCTATTTAAAGACAATAATCTATTTTCTCTTACTATTTAGTTGTTTTCTTTTTTTGAATAAACTAGTTTTTTCATATTCCGCATTTATATCTGGTCTAACATTATCGGGTGGGCTTCCTGTCACAGCAACATCGGACATTCCACCTGTATATGGATCAGTAAGACTTTCTGCTTTCATCAGTCTTTCAGCAGTTTCTTTAATCTTCTGTTCTGCTAGTTTACCATATTTTGCTTTAAAACGGCGCTTGGTTTCTTCTTTAACCATCCATCGAGCAATAGGTTCATTCAACATATATGGGTTGGAATCACCAGTTATATCACCAACAAATGATGGATTCTTGGCAGATCCAGCAGTAGCACCTAATCTATCTCCAAAGTCTGGTAACTTACCATAGACTTTTACATTATCCTCTTTTTTCATTTTATCCTTCAATCTTAATACTTTCATTTTCTTAAACCCACCAGGTTCTTGACCTGGTGTGTCTGACTTGTATTTGTCTGTTAGTTGTGATGTGCCCCAATTGCCAGCACCACCTACTTCGTTTAACATATTTTCAAACTTACGGTCTGCTTCATTAAGGGTAAATTTCTCAATCTCCTTAGAGACAGCATCAATAAGTTTTCTATATGTTTCTTGAATAACCTGTGCTGATAGATTTAGATCAAGGTCATTCTTGACCTCAATAACCTTCTCAAATAGATTATCAAACTTATCAAGGTTTATCTGAGCATCTTGCCATTTAGCAAAACGGACTGTTTCGGTAATTACACGACCGCCTTTAGAACCTCTGGCCTCGTTTCTTTGTTTTGAAACAGTATCGGAGGTATTAACAAAGACCATAGTGGTTTTATAACCGTGTAACTCTAAGGCCTCTTTGATAACAGCGACCTTATCATAATTGCTGGTTCCATTAACGACAACATTTTCTTTCATATCAAACTTATGGAACTCATCAGCATTAACCTCTTTGAAACCAAATGGTAAAATGGCCTCTTTAAGTATCTTATCTTTACCACTACCTGGTGTACCGGCAAGAATGATAGCCTTTTCTTCATTTATTTTAGATACATATTTTCCATGACCACTAATATGTGTATTTCTTCTTTCAACAGGATCTTTGATTTTTCTTTTTTCTGCCCATATTGCCGATCTTTTTTGGCCTGGTGTAAGTGGTGCAGGTTTTTGTGCCTCTTTCCATTTCTCTATACGATCATCTGCTCTATCTAAACCTATACCACGATTTTTAAACTTTCTATCATCTTGTTTTTTTTCTTTATCAGTATCATAAAAACGATACTTATTCAATTCTCCGCGTTGATATTTTGCCGCTCTTTTATAACTTGTGAGAGTTTTAATATCAAGTTCACTCAATTCTTGTTCTGTTACATATTCCATATCAAAGTAGAATGGATTTTCTTTACCAAAGTAACGCATAACTTTGCCGGCCTCTGAATTAGCCTCGTTCTCAATCTTAGAACCAGTCGCACCTTCTTTGGCAATGTTCTTACCAAGACGACCATCAAGGTTCTGTTTATGATGTACCAATTCATGTGCTACTGATCTAAACACATCCATTGGATGACGGTTCTTTGTTAGAATAGAAACAACTTTATCACCTGGTGAATATGAAGCAAATGATGGTTGATGACCTTCTTTACCATCTTCTTTATATTGAATGGTTGGTTTCTCATCAATGCCGAGGTGATTACAAGTAAAGTCAATAAACGACATTAGTTTATCATGAAAGTCTTTACGAGAGATACCTTTTTCTTCTAATAAACTTTCGGCCAAGTTCTTTTTGGTAGCAGTAAATATCTTTCTTGCCAATGTTCTATCTTTAGCGGCAGAGGCGTTAGCAAATGTAGCAAAGTCTCCCTTGCGAACCGCAGCACGAAGGTCTGTACCAGAAATACCTTGTTTGCGAGTACCAGATGATACAACCTGAAACTTTTTAAATGGATAATGTCTCTTAGGATCAAAACCTTTGGCAGTCTTAGGCATAACATACTTGCCAAGTTGTGTTCTAAACTCTGCTACACGATCATCACCAACCACAAATGTAACATCTTCATAACCATCATCCGCTAGTTTTCTACATATAGCAAATGCGGTTTTCATAGATGGATCATCCACAAAGTTTACACCAGGGAAAATCTGACGAAGAAATACCATCTTTTGTTTTGGTGATAGTGGATTTTTAGATGAGTCGTGTGATTGTGAAGTATAGATACGGTGTTCGGCACCGGTTTTGTGTGCTAGTTTTACTGCGTATGTGATTAGTTCTGCGTGGCCTGTTGTTGGTGGATTATACCTGCCAAATGTAAAAACTAACTTTTTCATATATCTCCCTCTGCGGGTTTATGGTTTATTTATATATCTTATTTTTTCTTGCTTTACGCACTATTTTCTTAATCGTTGCCAAGACAGGCACCGGTTTAGTCTCTGGGTGGCCTTTATCATAGCCACAATGTTGTTTTATTTTATTTGTCATCTTCTATTTATTAAACTTTGTAGGTACACCAGTTTTTGGATTTACCAGATAAGCCTCAAACTCTATTTCTGGATGTAATTTAGCCAATTGTAACAGCATGGACAAGTTACCTTCATGGTCATCCCACATTCGGATCTTATTGAACTTACCACTATCAATATACTTACGAATAACTACTGCCTTTGATAATGGAGCAGCATTACCACCACCAAAGATATTACCAGACCTTTCTACATGAACCTGATCAATAGGGAATCCGTGATCACGAAACTTTTTTAAGAATAGGTCTTTGTCGGAGAGGTCCGCTCTTGCGGTTACAATGATGGTTCTTGAGTGTGGACCTTGATGACCGACCACCAACTTTGCCCGTCTAATCATCTTCTCAATAGGTTCAGCGGCATCATGGAAATGCTTACCTGACCTGAAATCACCAAAGTCTAATCTCTCACCAGGTTTTGATCTATAATGTTTTAGTTCTTCCGAGGAAAGACGGCCTATAATCTTACCGTCTTTTACAACTTTCGTTTTAGCATTTGGCATGAACAAGGTATCATCTATATCAAAGATATTTAATGTACCTTGACCTACTTTAATCTTCTTTGCTTCTATTAAATATTCAGTAAACTTTTTCATTTCGTCCAGTTCTTTGTTGCTAGAAAGTTAGAGCGAGAAAATTCCATACGGTCGATAAGTTTTACAGCATCACCACCTGTGGACCATGCTGCGACATATCCTTCTGGTGATGTTACTTTATATCCACCGTCTGGTGTATGTAAGAATGTACCAATATCATTTACTTGGTTAAACTTACGAATGAGCATTGTCTTAGCATCAATAAAGAGGTTTTGTAGTTGAAATATGGTTTTAAGGCTGCCGGCATTTCTACGATACCAACCAACAACCTTATTCTTTTCCATAGTTCTCTTTTGTTTTGTAGCAGGCATCTTGGCGTCGGCAATCAATTTATCATACTTGTCTGAAACAAACTTGATCACCTCATTAACATGGCCTGCGCCCATGTGTTCGCCTGCGCGGACCTTCTGGTTGTAATATGTCATAATTGGAATACGGTATGTGTCGTTAGAGGCAATCTCGTTTAGTAGTGCCGCAGGTATTTGTCTGAATAGATTGCCTGCCTGTGAAAGAATACCAGACAATCTTTCATTCTCTGCTTTGGTTAGTGTGGCCTTACCTGTGACATCCATGAAACGATTTGTCCTATACCAGACATTGCGTGATGAATGTAACCGCCCAATATCAACATCGAAGTGAGTTTGAAGATTGGCCATACTATTACCGACGTAAGAAGTATGGAAAACAATTCCCATCTTAGCTGCCATAACTTGTCTGGCAAGTGTAGTACCTTCTGGTACAGCATATGTAATCGTATTAGGCCTAAACGTAATATACTTTTTACCATCAATGGTCTCCGATTTCAGTTCATTATGCGAAAACATAAAATCACCGTGGATGATACCTGTAATGCCGAGTTCTGGTAGATACTTTAATGCCAAAGATAGTTTATCAGCCAAACCACCCGAGTGATTACTCCGAATATCCGCTTGAGTGTAGTTGAGTTTGGCACCTTTGTTAAAGATACTTTTAGAACCGACAAAGAACTTACCGTTATCTGGGTTGATACCGGCATAGAGTGCGGGCGCGCCATCGAACTTAGTCCGAAGAATGAGACCACCACGGGACTCACTCAGAGTTTTGCCATCATCGGCAAACATATCTCTTAACGAGATTAAAAACTGTATAGCATTTCTTGTACCAGTAACACCACCTTCAAGCACGGCATCCTCAATATGTGTGAGGTGACGGTCTTTCTCGGCAGCGGATTCGGTAATGAACTGTGATAGTTTTAACATTAGTAAATCTTTCCAAACGGACCAAACTGGGATCCTTTCTTTTGTGCCAGGAAGATCATGTCTGTCATAATATCGTCTCTCTCTTCATCTTTAAGACAACATATTTCATATAGAAAGGTCATTTGCATCAATTTGGAATTGGCCGTAAAAGGTTCTGCTTCAAAAACTTTTGCAAAATTTTCTGCCGCTTGTTTAACAGTAGTAACACCTATTTCAACATTTTTTCCACGCAATGTATTAAACATCTCTTTGAATTTCTTTTGATATTCTTTGTTATTGAAACTTGTTACATCGGTAGGATAAGTAGAACTACTATTACTGAATTTGATACCATAATCGTTTAGTAATGTTAGAACCATAGCAATAGGTGCTTTACCAATTCTCGCCTTTGATGCACCAGTCATTGATGGTTCCCATTTTAGATTGCTGAATCCTGAAGGAGTGTTTGCTTTGATTTGAAACTTATATTTGGTATTACCTTTTTCTTCCTGTGCATCAACTACAACCTTAGAATCTTGTGTTGAAAATGTTTGAGGAGTTTCTTTCTGTCCTCTTTTTTTAGCCACTTTCACAGAAGGTTTAATGCCGAGCAAACAAGTCATTGATGAAACAGAAAAATTATCATTCACAGTGTCAGTAAATGATAGTTCATCAACATTCACCTCTTCAAATTTTGCTTCTGTTCCTGAAACAAGTTTTAGAGAAATGCCGACAACCTGTCGTTTCTTATACATAGTTCTTAGCACGGCATTTAATTCACCCAAACTAGTTGCTTTTGAGTTTTCTACTTTTTTCTTTATAGTGTTGATAACGGAAGTTTCATTTTGAACACACCATATATCAGCAGGATCCCATGTATCTTTTTTAGCAATACCAAACTTTGTTCTAACTAAATCTGTAACATAATCCATAAATCCACCGGATCTAGTAAATTCTGTAAAGTTAGCTCCGGAAAATTGTTCTAACATAACTTTATTTTGGGCATAGTAGTTTTTCAGCCATGTGGTACCAACAGGATCTTTTTTAGATGGATCAACGGCAGGATATATTGCAACAAGTTCTTTGAATTTAGGATCTTTTATGATATCATTAACAGAAGAATATCTTTTATTATCTTTAAGAGCCCTACGAAATATCCAGGCTGAACCTTCTTCTTGCATACGAGTGGATTCACCAGATGGAAGATTAGTTGTTTTAGGTTTTGCTTTTATTGCCATTAATAACTCCTAAAATTCTCCTTTATTTAGTTATAGTTGGTCAGCAACAACTCATTCCTCTTTGGTTGGTTTTTACGGTAATTGGCAGAGTTAGACCGCATTGTATATGTTAGTGGAAACTCATGCTGCTCCCAATCTGGAAACCTATCTTTCACTGACTGGTCGGCATTGTAAGATATGGCCATATTGACCATAACAGAAGCATCCCGGCAATGTTGAGCAAACAAATCGTGGTCAAAACCTTTATGCATAGCACCTTTTCGGCCGTATAGGTTGGAACTGATTTCATAGGGAGGGTCGAGATAGATGAAGGTGTCGTCTGATTGTCGTTCGAGGAGTTTTTCATAGGATACATTTGTAATTTTCCAGTTTTTTATGAGTTTAGAATATTCTTTAAGGTCCTCAATACCTTTAAGAGTAAAGTTTCCTTGTGATGCCGCAGCCGAGAATGAAGAGGACTCGGTCAGACCAGAGAAGGAACACTTATTGACGATCCAAAAGTTTATTGCCTTTTCTATATTGGTGGCATCTTTATCGTTTATTTCTTTCTTAGAAATCTCAAATAGTTCTCTACATTTGTCCACTGTATCATAGTTCTTTTTGGTCTCGTATAGAGCATTTGAGAGAGTTTCACCATGGTCTCTTAGATGAATCCAAAAGTTATAAAGAGGCCAGTATAGGTCATTCACCCATACCGACTCCAGATCATAGTTCTGGACCATCCATAACGCAACAGAACCGCCGCCAATAAATGGCTCTATATAATGCTTCACTCTATACTTTGGTGGAAAGTAAGGTGCCATTTTAGTGGTCGCTTTACTTTTACCACCAGGATATCTCAAAGGTGTTTTTAATCTGCTCATTATTCATGTACCTCAAAGATATGATAAACTTCGTCTTTGTCAGGAACGGTATCAATATATTCATAACACTTCTTATCATATCCGGATATTTCACCTTCATCGGTAAATACACCGAACCATCTACTCTTTTTTTCATTCTTAGGATTTATGACTACCCATACAGCAATGTCATCTTCTTCCAGAGTGCAAGCAAAAACCTTACCGCCTTTTGGAATATCCAATTTAGTAAAGGAGTCATGGCAAGGTTCCTCTATGATATACCTTTCAATTCGTTTCATTACAACACCTCATAGTTTCCAACTTCATCACAAGTATATATTGTCTTTCTTATACCAAACTCTGCTATAGCCCTCTCACAACCACAACACGGTTTGGCAAGACCCCATATGAAACCATCAGCATGGGATTTTGGTCTCTTTACTCTTGTAACATACAAATCACATTTAGTCAAATCCTCAATAGGAATCTCACGCAAGGCATTTTTGATAGCATGGACTTCCGCATGAAGGAATACAGCATGTTCATTCTTGGCAAACTTGGCCTGAAAAGGATGGGATTTTTTACGATTGAATCCAACGGAAATAATTTTGTTACGGTAAATGACACCAGCAGCAAAACGGATATTGCTAGTGTCATTTGCCTCGGCAATCTTTGCCAATGTATGTAGTATTCCTTCATTCACTTTTTTCATAATACATTATATCAAAGAATGATTAGGAAATCAAGTCTTTTCTTCTTCAAAGGAACTCCATTTATCTAAAGGACATTTAGATGACGGCCACATTGTTTTGGCCTTCATAAAACAACCACATTCTTTACATCTACTCGTATCACTATCATAATGATCACAAGACTTACAGATTTCCAACCTCTCATTGGATTTGTCCTGTAATTTTGTCCATTTTGTCACAAGTTTAATCATACTAATATATAGTCAAAAAAAGAGGAGCATTTCTGCTCCTCTCTAACTTTATCGCTGAATATGTATGTGGTTGTAATGACCTGGTACTCGCCACAAGACGGTATACCCTGCTGCTCTTGCGTCGGCAGCCAGTTGGTCAAAACGATGTGCATATCCAGAACGTGCTTCTACAACGCCGCGCCCCACATTAACGTCAATGGCTCGGCCAGCGTAATGGGCCCAACCGTGGTGAACACGATGGACTCCACCAAATGACGGATGTTCCGAAACACGAAACCCCTGTCGCTGTAATTGGTGCCCGTAAGCAACCAGAGAAGTAGAAGCAGAGGCGAAACCCCAATTTTCTTCTTGCTCCTCATGGAACTGGCGGGCCTGTCTCTTGTTCTTATAACGTGGTTGAGGTGAGACACTCCAATTTTCTCCACCAAAGATGCTGGTGAGCGGGTCGGATTCCTCAGACACGGATTGGTCTGAATATTGACTATGTTTACCGTAGTGGACTCTGGCTTCTGCCATGCCGCATAACGCAAACATAACAGATGCCGCCACGGCGGCTAGAAGAAGCTTCTTCATAATAGTACCTTTCTGTTATGCATAACCACGCACAAGTCTCCACACAGGGTCAATATAAATTAGATTGTGAGGAGATTGTTGCCAGAGATGGCTGCGAGATTATGGGTTAAGTGCCACCGGCCAGTACCTTCGTGGTCAGGTGGCTACCACACATCAATATGACTAATGTATGGAATTACTATTTAGGCACCTAGATACCTTTTTCTTTATTTAATTGTGCCTCAAATACTTTATAGAGTCCAGCAACGGTGTCAGAGTTATAGATAACATCATGCATCATAGCGATAAGGCATGTCATTTCACTCTTAGGTGGGTTTGTGGTGACAGCAATTGATTGACCTGTAATCCAAATGGTTTCAACCACACCCTCCTTGTTTGTCATGTTAAGCAAAGGAAAAAACTTGGCCTCATTCATATACTTAATTACATTCTCTTTTGATTCACAGATAGGAAGTTCTTCCTTTTTAGGTTGAGACTTAGCCTGTGCTGAAAATGAGGCAAGGATAGCAGCGAGTATAATTAACTTTTTCATTTTAATCCTCATCATATTTCATATGAACACAATTACTATATCTTACCAATGATAAATTGGCGCGCCCAGTAGCGTGTTTATATAAGGTTTTTTTAATAGGTTCAGTTAGCAGACCTACAAATCCATCGGGTATTCGGATACCTTCCGAAATCTTACAATCCGGAAGGTTAAATGTTTTAATGTATTCTTGTTTGGCTGAGTTCTCGTCTTTAGCATCTATAATCATAAGGGCCTGTAAATGTCCCTCTCTATTTTCTACGCTAGTGGTGATTGTATAGTAGCACATTGTTTACCTCTTACCATCCAAAAATATCATCTTCCTCAATAACTGTAGCACCAGGACTATTCTTGATAATAATATTCTTCTTAACTCTTGGTGCAGAATAAGCAGGAGCAGCGTAAACAGGAGCACCATAACCATAACCATAAGGACCGTATGATTGCGATGCTATAGCACCGCCGATGATACCAGCAGCAAGACCAGCGCCTAGCATAGCAGCACCATAACCTCCTCCATAACCCCAACCGCCGCCGTATCCGTATCCGCCCCAACCGCCATATCCGCCCCAACCGCCATACCAAGCATTAGCAGGAGCGGCGGATGATAAACTAATTCCTAGAGCAGCAACGATAGCAATAATTGTCTTTTTCATTTCCGTAACCTTTCATAAGTTATATTGTATCCTAACACAAGGAAAAGACCTTGTCAACTATTAATTTAATCTTTCCACGGTAACTGAAGAAGTGGAACCCATTCCTATGGCTCTAGCAGCACCATAGGAAAGATCAAGATGCCTACCACGAACAAAAGGTCCACGGTCATTTACAACTACGGTAACGCATCCACGATGGCATACTCTGAGGTGTGTCCCAAACGGCAACGTCCTGTGGGCTGCTGTGTGTCCGTGAGGGTTGAACATAGCACCGGAAGCTGTATGCTTGGCCAGTCTTTCACCATGCCCGTAGTAAGAAGCAACCATTTTGCTCCCAGAGGAATGCCTGCTGCCATCATCATTGCCCCAATCATTATTAGTGTTACTTTGAGTTGATCTCGCATGTTTACCTCTTTTCACTCTGGTCGTTTCTATAGGTTGACCGCCAGAGATACCATCAAAAAAATCTGATAACGGATCGGCAGCGGCCGAAGTTGTTAGTGTAATGAAAATGGCCGCGGCCGATAGATACTTATTCATAATATAACCTTTCAATTATTGGTCTGGGCGACTGGTCTCGCACCAACAACCTTCCGCTCCCAAAGCGGATGCTCTACTTATTGAGCTACGCCCAGATATTACTTACATACCAAATTGTGCTTTAACAGCAGCAACGGCGGCATCAAATGCCTCACCAAGAACCTCATCTGTTAGGTGATTATCACTTACACCATCTTTTGTCAATACTTCTTTAATGGCGGCAATAGCATTGGTCTTTGTCTCTTCGGAAATCTGAAACATCATTGTCCTCCTAGCATGTTAATATCACTGGCAACAAAACCAATGATAATAGTGATAGCAAAGAATATTGCCATACGGAAATATGCCTGCCTTTTTAATTGTTCTGGTGTCATACTATACTCCAATTCTGGTGATTCCATGTGGATTTGAACCACAAACCTACTGCTTAGAAGGCAGTTGCTCTATCCTGTTGAGCTATGGAACCAATTATGCAAACTCTGCGGCAAAGGCAGAATTAATATCTGTTGGTACTTTAACTAACATAAAAGAAGGTGTATGACCGGCAAAGGCATTACCTGATTCCAAAAACCTACACAATGCTATGGCATCATCCTCAAAGAAAAACTCGGCAACAATTTGGTCTGTTGATAACTCATGGACATACCATAATAGGTTATCATCTTCATCAAAATCTGGATAATATTTGTATAGTTGCTTCATACTTTCAATCCTTTAAACTTATTCTTACCACCATCAAATTGTCTTGGAATAGGTTTAACTTCTTCCTGTCCTGAATCGGCCAAATCTTGTGCTGATTGTTCTACATCATACAGCTTCATTTTACTTTTGTCAATACCAATTACAAACCTTTTATTTATGGAAGGATCATTATAACGGTTCTTCAACTGCTTAACCTGAACCTGTTTCAATTGTTCCATAGTTTCATTTGTAATCATCGCAACAAAGAAGTCTGCCGTCGCAGGAAGACCAAACGACTCGGAAGTATCGGTCATATCAGGATCAGAACTACCATAACCGCTTCTGGTTAATTGAGTTGCTGACCACACTGGAACGTTATATTCAACGGCAAGACCACGCAGTTCTTCGGCAATGGCTTTAATGTAAGTATAACTATTGACGCCATTACCAGGTTTAATCCTACTGCTCGCACTAATATTGAGGTAGTCAACCATGATGGCATCCGGGACGAAGTTTTTCTTGAGATTAAGTTCATTGAGCAAACTCCTAAAGTGGACACAAGAGGCACTCGCCGTTGGATACTCTTTAACGATTAGTTTTCCATTGGTCTTGGCCTTCAGGTTATCAATCTTCTTTTGATATAAGTCCTTAGGTAGATTCATCAAGTCATCAAAGGTAATATTCATCAGGTTGGCATCAATTCTTTTTGATACCTCTTCTTCAGCTAACTCCAAGGTAATATAGAGAACATTTTTTCCTTGATTAAGGTAGCTGCTAGTAAGATGGCAAAGGAACAAAGATTTACCAACGCCCACACCGGCCATAACAACATTAAGAGTTTTTCTAGGGACCCCGTTTTTAGTGATTTTGTTAAAGAAGTCCAAGTCAAATGCCAACTTTTCTTGAACACGGTGGTAATATTCATAACGATCCTCATATTGCTCTAGATAATCATGCCCAACATTCGGATCAAAAGAGATGGATAGAGCATCGGATAATAGAGAAGGTATGGCACCTTTCTCCAACTTACCTTTGCCATTCATTATTTCTAGTGATGATGTTATGGCATTGTATATAGCCTTTTCTTGGCAAAACTTTTCAGTGGAATCTAAAAGCCAGTCCGCGTTTGTTGTAATTGTGTCATCATTAAGTTCTTTTAGTGTCTCTTTGATATTCTTAACCGTATCATCGGTTGTACCACGCAAGTTATCAACCTCGATGTTTAGAGCATCAAAGGTTGGTTGTTGGTTATACTTCAACACGAAGCCGGCCACTTCTTTAAAAAGTAGCCGGTCTTCGGTATTAGAAAAATATTCCTCTTTTATGAATGGAAGAACCTTGCGTGTATAGGATTCATTCTTGATTAAGTTCTTGAGTATTGTCTGTTCTAGTCTCACTCGCACCTTCCGCTTCTGACGCATCTAGCAATAAAGCATTTAATATCAATCCAAGGACCGTATTAAACTTTTGATTCTTTCTTAATGTGACCATAGACAAATCATTTGTCTTAATAATCTCATAATCATATCCTATGCGTGGAATATCATTTTCATCCACACGGAATCTAACTGTGGTATAATTATACACCACTCCTATAAACGGGTCAACCATTAATTCAATAGGAACCGTTGTTCCTTCTTTATTAGAATCCCAGAGGTCATCACGAAATTTCCAATCAATCCCCAGTTCCATCTTCCACCTCCGTCACATTTGTTTTACCATACATAAACTCACCTTGGCAGGCCTCATCAATCTTTTGTAGGAGGTCTGTGGTAAAATACTTTTCTGGGTTCTTCTTTACCTGACTTTCAAATGCCTTTGTTCCATCTGGGAACTCATACTTGTTTGATACCTTCTTAACAAGGCCAAACTTATCAGCAAGGTCAAGGAGACCATAGTAAGGGTCAAGACCTGAGGAATAGTTCAACCAGGTCTCCACTCTCTTATCTTCCACGGTCATACGAGATTTCTTGAGGTGTGCGGTGATAACAGCACCGGTGCGACCTCCGTCGTCATCCAATGCTTTATCTTTCTTCTTAGATAGAAAGATGATGGTTGATGCCGCATACTCAAGGCCTGAACCACCACCCATCTTCTTCACAGGAACATAGGAACCGACCACATCATAGACATGGTTAGTAACAATCAATGGCACCTTCGCTTTACCTAATTTGAGAGTAAGCACACGGAAGGCGCCACGTACCAACTGGGCTCGGGTCATATCACGGGTATCTTTACCGTCGGCAATATCTGCCATTTCTTTATCAGTTGAGAGATTACCAAGACTATCAAGGACGAACAGCATTGGTGGTCGTTCACCCTTTTGTTCTAGGTACCGATCTAGGATCTTGACCGCTTGGGTGCGGAACTCTTGAACCGTAGCCACTGGTACAATTGCCATACGCTTAGTATCAATTCCTCGGCTAGCAAGAAAATCTTTGGATACGGCAGACTCGGACTCAAAATAAAAGACGAATCCATTTGAATGATCTTCTAAAAACTGGTAACATACATTTAGTGCATAGAATGTTTTACCCACCGATGGTTCACCGGCAAATGCTGTGACCTTGTTTTGTGGAAGTCCACCGAAGATAGAACCCGATAACAAGGCATTCATAGCATATGAACCAGTGCCTATAAATCCCGAAACATCTCCTGCCTCAATGCCATTTTCGGCAATAGAGGCGTATTCGTTGTTGGTTTCTTCCAACAACTTCTGAAAAATATCTGACATAAGTTTCTCCTTATTTTAGTCCCTAACAATCTCGTTAGGCAACTTTCTTAAAATGTTTTTGTAGTTCTGGAGATAGTTTCTCCAATACATGTCCACCAATACCAACTCTAACTAGATTAGCAAGTTCCACAATGTTGTTTGGTGTGATACTTGTTTCGTCCGGCACAAACTCATATAAACGGGCGGGTGAATGTTTAAGTTCGTCGTCCTTCTTTTTTGCCATTAGACAATCCTTGTATGGTCTGTTAAGTTATGAATGACTTTTAGGTCAGGCTTCTTCTTTTCTTCCTTTAGAACGATTGTTCCAAGTTCTACATTAGTTTTGATATTGTAAGGTTGATCATTCATTGTTGTAAAGGAAGCACCTGATGTGATATTATATACTCCAGGAAGTTCACTCTTTGCGGCCTTCCAACCAGCAGCAAATCCTGCTTCATAACCATTTTTCCATTCTGTATTACTCATGAGAAAAAGTCCTAAAAGTTAGAGTTTACTAAATAATGGTAAGGAGAACTCACCATGTATTGTGTATATTTAACCGTATATTCTGGCAATCTATTACCTCCATTTTATATTGGTTCTTCATCTGTAAAGAAAGTTACAAATGGATATCACGGAACTGTAAAGTCCAAAAAATATAAAAACCTTTACCATAAAGAACTTAAAGACTATCCACATCTATTTAAGACACATATTATATCAGTTTTTAATAAACGTCAAGAGGCTTTAGAAAAAGAAAACATCTTACAAAGAAAACTTAAAGTTATAGAATCTCCTTTATACTTTAACGAGGCGTATGCCAGAAACTTCGGAATGTCCACAAAAGGAAACAAAAACGGTTTTTTCGGTAAACATCACAGCGAAGAGACTTTGATTAAGATGCGCAAACCAAAATCAACTACAATAAATATGAAAAAACCAAAATCTTATTCCCATCGGATGAGCATATCAAAAGCTGTAAGAAAAAGAAAGTTCTTCAATGATGGAATCAAAGATTATATGATAGAACCTGATGATCCAAAAGTTAAAGAACTAAAACTTGTTCCCGGTCGCCTTTACATACAAAATCAAAACAAGATTAGATGGTCTAAGTAAAAAAGTCCTCCAATGATGATGTTTTCTCGGATTTCCAACCGATGGAGTCCAAGATGATTTTGAGAGGGTCAAGAAATGCCTTCTCGAATTGTGTATTATAGTCTATATATTTGTCCATGGCAAACTCTTCCGGAATACCACCTTGAGGAAAAGATATCACATTAGATTGAATGGTGTTCGGTTCTTTAAGGAAGATAAACTTCAATTTTTCTCCATTTTGTATCAATGGATACTTATTATCAAGTTTATGATTGCGTAAAAAATGGTTGTAAATGAGAGCACCACGAACATGGATAGGACAACCGGATGAAAATATACTATTTCGGTCAGCATACTTAACCAAGCCATTAAGACCTCTAGGAAATGAAATGTCTGATAGAGGTAATGTTTGAAATTCTTGTTTAAAATCCTGAATGAACTTTTGAATGGAACTTTCCTCCTTATCAAAGATAACATCAACCGCCTCTCTAAGTTTGTCTCTACATGATGATGGTGTAGAGGATTTAATCATTTCAAGTCCCATAACCTTCTTCTTTGGTTGGGCATACTGCACACCCTCGGAGTTATGGACATTTAGAATGTATCGTTTCTTGGCGGTCCAGATTGCCTTATCTGCCAAGACTTCTCTCTTCATTACTATTTTTTGTTGAAAAACATTAGTATATTCACCAAGTTCTCTACAAGCGGAATCAATAACAGGTTGAATTTTATTCTCGCAAACCTTATCAAGGAAGGAGATAACTCTTGCTGGGTCATCAGTTCCTCCGTCTGCGCCAATAGTTTTGCCCACAAGCGGGCCGAGGCGAAGGTAAACCGAATCTGTATCAACCGCAATGACATAATCATCCTCTTGTTTTAAAATCTTGGTGAGATAGCCATTAAGGGCAGTTTCGATCCAACGGATTGAGAGTTGACCTGTGGTAGTGACAGCGATAGCATTGCGAAGGTCAAAAAACCTAAAATACTTAGACCCAAGAGCACCGTATAAAGAGTTAAGTGAGACTTTTTTACTGAGCTGGAGGTTTCTGTATTTGGCAATTCGCCTTCTAAGATCGGATTGTCTATCTTTACTTGCGGACTTCTCTTCTTCGGTTCTACAGATTTTGTAGTTGTCTTTCTCTTTTTCGTAGGCGGTTTCGGCATCTAACATCTCCTTTTTGTAAATTTTACGGTCGGCAAACATTTTCTCGACCATTTCAGGCATAAATCCTTGTTTATCACGGCGATAAAACTGACCGTTAGCAGTTAGGCATAAGTTCTCATCCAAGAGAGAACTTATGTCAATCTTTCTGGCAAGTAAGGCATCCACACTAACGCCATTAGCAACAATAGAACGCATCCTGTCGGTATAGGCATCAGGTTCCACAATAGTCTCTGGAGAGATATTGCTGCCCATAATGACTGATGGATACTCAGAGTTAACATCAAAAGAAGCAACCCAATTATGAAAACCGATAATAGGATCCTTAACATAAGCACCTACATATCTAGACTCTTTATCATGTCTTTCAATAGGTGGAACAACCACATTTTTAGACTTCAAATGATGAAAGCATATAACATCCCACATACGGACTTGTGCAAACACATCTTCATAGTTACACTTATTATCATAAGATAAAGTTAAAGCAAGTTCAATCAACTTATTCTTGTCGTCAATTCTGTCAACAAGGTCAACATCTTTAATGTTATAGTCGATGAACTTTTGATAGTCCTCCTTATATAGATTATGAAGGGAACCATATTCTTCATACGATAGTTTTCGTTCACCAAGTTCCTCATGACCGATATTGTCCAACTTATAGGACTCCTGTGACTTACCATCAGGAGCATATCGTTGGTATAGGTCAAGCAAATCAAGTGTAGCAATACCAAGGATTGAATATGACTTAATCTTTCTATTCATACCAAGGTCAACCATCTTATCGTTGATTACACCCCACGGAGATAATTTCTTAGCCTCATTCTCACCCATTAGTTTGCGAATACGATTGACCATATAGGGTATATCAAAGTTCTGGACGTTCCAACCTGTGATTACATCTGGATATTCTGATTGCCACCAACCAAGAAACTTACGAATAAGGTCAAACTCATCCGCACATTTGATATAGGTAACCTTAGATCCAATCTTGGGTGAATAAACTCCGCAACCAAAGGTGGTGAACTGGCCATCCATTTTGGTGGTGATTGCAGTCAATTGACCATCAGCTTTATCAGGTTCTGGAAATCCACCACCATCAGGTTCACCAACCTCGATATCAATATTGGCCACTTTGATAAGAGAAATATCCCAATCAACCGATCCTTTAAACTCATCGGCGATAAAGCAATACTGATAACGAGTATTACCATATACCTTAAAGTTTTCCACATTATCATATTGCGAAACAAAATCACGGGCATCACGGATTGTACCTGGTTTCACTTTACCCAAGTATTCACCATAGATTGTGGTATATTTTGTGGGTTTGTTGGAAGGTACAAAAAGAGAAGGATGATACTCGACTTTGTGTCGCACCCTTCTCCCATGTTCAATACCTCGGTATAGGATCTTTCCACCCCATACCTCAACATTGGTATAAAATTTATTCATTATGGTGTGATCAATCCTGATTTTGGAGGAACTACAAGACCACCAAACATTCCGTTATACTGATTAATAAACTCTGTGATTGGTGTAGAGGTTAACATAACATGATTTGCATTTAATGTCAAGGTCTTATCATCACTCCATTGTAAAAAGGGTGCGAATCCAACAGAAGGATTTTTTGGATCTGTCTTACTTGGAACAACAACAATACGGACAGGATTCTTAACTTTTACTACAGAAATATTTTCTTCCAAAATCTCTGTTAGTATCTCTTCACCTGTAGAAAGGTGAACTATTTTCAAATTTTTAATATCAGCCATTAGTCTACAATCTCCATTAAGTAGTCATATACACCAACCGTCACCCACTTCTCAGGAATATGGGTCATACGGCTACCACTCTCACCCACGAATGAATAAGAATTATCTAGGTCCATGATCTTTACGATCCGTTCCCATTTTCCATCAAAGGCACGCTGCTTGAACTCTTCAGCGGTAATCTTCATATCTTTTTCATGGAATTGCATATCAATCTCCTCAGTCCCATAGGCCACGGTAATACTTACCAAACAATCTTAGTCCGTTATCTATTCTGTTATTATACTCTGTTCGGCCATCAATGTCAACCCAAAAATCTGGATTTGTTTGTATCATTTCTGAGAAATCACCATCAAGTGGTTTAAACTCATACTTTGGTTCACCATGACGGAACTTATCTTCCCAATCCTCATCAAGCAGGTTCTCAAAGGCAAAGATCATTTCTTTCAGAACCCATTCCCACTTGTAATGAACCCACCGGTCATCCGTCTCCCAATCATCTTCATCTTTTTTAAGAGTATGACGCATATGTGGTGGAACATCTTCATCATCAACCATAGCAGAACCTTGTTTGGTTGCTTGTAGTTGTTTTAACATAGGAAGAGTAATGAGTGCGAGTGTATTATCCATACTCCAAGTATCATAATCATCAATACGGATTTTGATTTTGCGTTCACCGGTAATCTTGTTTATTATCTGAAAGAAATCCTCGGCAGGTGTATGTTCACATATCCAATCAGAAATCTTATCACAGGTACCTTCACTAATACCAACCTTTTGTAGTAGGTCAACGGTCTGATATACGCCCCACCAGGTTTTATACGGACCTATGTAAACTTTCATAATGTTCCCTCACAATGTTTATAATATTATTGGAGCAGGATCCGCACACTTGCGAACACCCAAGTTCTTTTAGAATAGTACCAACAGATGGTTGGCGTTCCTTACCGTTTAAACATTCTTTAATGTTATCTTCGGTAATGATATTACAGGAGCAGATAATCATTTCCCACCTTCTACCTATATATTATACCAGAACTGGTGGAGAAGTCAACATGCCTTTTAATTCTACAACCATTAATCTTATCCTTTCGGCTCTCATAACAGCCGTATTGAGTGGTGGTTATTTTTTCTGGAAGAACTCTGTAGAACAAGAATCCCTCAATAGATTAAAAGTTTTACAATTAGAGCAGCAGTTAAAAGATCAAGAAAAAACCATTACGGATCTAAATGCTCTGAACAAAGAAAGTAATGAATTGATTTCTGATCTAAAGAATAAAGAGATTAATCTTAATCAGAAACTAGGTGACTTGGAAGCATATCTTAACAATCAACCAAAAGACCAAAAAGAATCCTCAGAGGTTCTCAAAAGAACATTTAAGGAATTATCACAATGAAAAAGACATTAGTTCTCTTTCTATTATTAGCAGGTTGCCAATCCACCTCATTACCAACAACCAAACTTCAAGTTGTAACCCCACCAGAACAAATGTATGACTGCCCAATAAAAACTAAATGGCCAAATTGGCAAAAACTAAATGACACCGACGTAGCTAAAACGATTGTTGAACTTTATAAGAACAATGTTCGTTGTAAAAACTCCGTCGATGCCATCAAAAAATATCTAACGGACGCTAAGGCCCAAATAGAAGATTAGAAGTTTGACGGATCTGTTGGATGGGAAGCGTTTGTGACGTTACCATCTTTGGCAGCAACGCCAAGACCAACGATTGAAAGTAGGAAAGGCCATACTTCGTCCAATGGTGGAAGAGGCATTGACTCCGGCCATACACCAGCATATTTTAGTCCATATGCTATTAGTGGAATAAGACCAACAACTGTAGTCTTCCAGTTAGCTGAAAAATTCTTTAATGACATCATATTCTCCTTTATAAAGAAGCCCGAAGGCACTTCTATTTAGGATAATTGAATAAGCGCCGGGGATTTTAACGTCTCCCGGCTTGACGGTGCACTTGTCTGGGAGACAAGATTATTTATAGGCCTAGAAAACCGACACCTAGAAGGCCACGAGAACTACCACGAGGAACGATATCAATCTGAATATCACCACCATCGTTATCAACATCAACATCAGCACCCGGAGGAGCAGTTACAACCATACCATGCGGTGTAACCTGTGCAGCAGGAGCGAAAACACCACGACTTTTCTGGGCACCAGGAACGGCAACTGTTTTACCATTGTGTGTCTCGTCCTGTGTTGTAAGGGCCATTGCTGAACCTGTTAGACCGAGAACAATTGCCGTTGTAATCAAAAACTTATTCATTATAACTTACCTCCAAAGTTTGTCTTATATTCTTCCGAATCCAAAAAATACTCTTTTAGTTTTGCTACGGCACCTGTTTCACCAAAGTCCTTAACAAAATTCTCATAACTTTCCATCCAAAATGCTAGACCCTGTGGATCAGGTTCACGCTTTAGATAGGTGCGATATGCATCAACAACTGTATCAACTGTAGCCATATTATTTCTCCTTCATGCTAAACCTGTACCGTCATGTTCTTCAACGTCAGGCAATTTCAAGGAACCATCAGCATGACGTTCCTTCTTTTTGCGGTCAACACCGACAAAATTATCTGGATGCTTTAGTATAAGAGCAAGAAATTTTACAAACTCTGCTAAATCTTCCTTATTATACTTTGCACCAAGTTTTCCATCTTCCCTTATATATGCCGTAAGTAGGCAGTAGGCCTCATTCACAGCAGGGTATGATATTTTATCATTTACTTCCATTTGTTCATCCTAACATTTAAAATTAATTACCGCATCTTTCCATTCACCGTCCATAGGCACCTTAGCAGCAACCTGACGTAAGTGGCAAACCTTAGGGTCTACTTTTAATTGATGTTTCTGACACTCACCTGAAGATAGACAAATACTGATAACTGCGAAAACTAACTCTTTCATATATTACTCCTTATCTTGCGATTGCAAGGCCGGCAGACCAAAACAATCCTATCATTAATGCCGCACCAAAACAACCTCCAAGAAGGCTGTAAATATAATTATTCTCCTTGAGACTGGGAGACTGCTCGGTGGTAATACCGTTCGAAGATGCCGAGTCGATCTTCTTCTGAGTAGCAGTCGGGAATTGGATAACCTTTGACTTTTTGCCAGACATGTTCTGCCATCTCCAATGTAAATTCACGATCTTTCTTTTGTTCTTCAGAGGATTGCGTAGAGTCCAATGATTGCTCCTAATGTAAAAGGTATCATATTGCTAACTAGGACAATACCAATAGCCGTCAATAATAATCCAATGCTTGTTTCTTCATCGGTATCTTCCTGATCAACTACATTACTATATACAAAACCTCTAATGAAGGTATTGATAAACATACTCAATATTAGAGAGCCTGTTATTAGAAAGGCAAGCAGCATCTTATAAATCCTTTCCTTCTTTCACTCGTCCATAATAATAGCACAAAAGATTACAAAGTTCAACCGTTTTTTCTACTTCTCTAATACTTTTTATCTGGTTTTCCGCCATAAGTCTCCAACGATCTGAACCATTCGCTTTTTCCATCTGTCGTAGGAACTCTATACATTCCTCCAGGTCGTCGTTCATTAACTCGAACATTGTTCTGTTCCTTTTTGATTGATCGGATCCAATTGGAACATACTCTAACCTGCTGATCCGTTAATTCTCCATTACATACTGGTCTAATGTGTGGTATGAACAATCTGCTATCTGTTATATCTAAGACACCATATAAAAATATAAAGATAGTTCCAAATAGAAATGGGTTGGTATCATGCCACTTGCGTAACATCAATACCAACGCATATAGATGACAACATGTTTCAGTATTACAACCGTAAGGCCCCAACAAAGAAACAAAGTGACAGCGAGTTTTATTCTTTCGTCTAACATGGTTTGTTATTTAGTATAGCGTTCCTGCTTGATGGTCGTTTCC